TGAAGATGCCCCGCCCCGTGATCCCCGCCGAGCGCACGCCCGCGCCTTCCAGCAGCTCGCGCCAGCGCCCGGCGGATTCCGCATGGGTCACATCGACCGCCCGCGCGTTGAATGCAATAGCGCGCGAGCGAAGTCCCGCCACGGTGATGAAACTGCCCTCGCCCGTGCTGTCGAGCTTCAGCAGCAGGTCCTTGCCTTTCTGTGCCGTCATGCTGTCTCTCCTGTTTGTTCCGTCACCGCGCGGAAGCGGATCGTGCCGCGCCAGGTCATGCCGTCGGCCTCACGCCGCGTCGTTCCGTCGAGGAAGCGCAGATTGACGAGTTCATGCCCTTCAAGCATCAGCGATGCGTCATGCAGCGCCGCATTCACCGCGCCCATGATGCGCTTTGCCTCCGCGCGGCCGCCGCCACGCGAAAATGCATGCAGCGCGAGGCGGTGTTCCGTGCCGCCCGGCCAGTCCCGCGTTTCGTTCTCGCCAAGCGCCAGATAGGGAAAGCCCGCATCGCCGGGCACATTGTCGTAAAGGCGTGTCGCGATGAGTGCGGCGAGCGCCGCATCCCCCGCGAGGCGCGTATATATCGCCTTCTGCAAGGCTAGATCGGCGTTCATGTCTCCTCCTCGCAATCGAGCACGAGAAAACGCTTGCGCCCGTCCGGGTTGCCAACAGCGCGGATGTTCAGCACACGCGCGTTCCACAGACCGCGCATTTCTGTCGTGATGCCGGAGCGGTAGCGGATCGTCAGCCGGAGCTTCGCGCTTGCCGCGAGCCTTTCACCAGCGAGCCTTTCGCTTCCCCGCCGCTCCTCAACCTTCGCCCAGATGGTCGCGCCGCTCGTCCATGTGATCTCCGCGCCGCCCGCCCCGTCCGGCGTCCGCAGGGGCGATTGCAGCGTCACGCGCTCGCGCATTTCGCCAATCGCAATGCCGCTCACAGCCGCATCCTCCGAAAGGGTTTCACCAGCGCCGAGACTGTGCGAGGCAATTTCGCTCCGTCCCCGACGGGCTCGCGATGCTCGAACCAGTGCGCCGCCAGCATCAGCATTGCCTGGCGAAGCGGCATGGGTACGTCCGCCACTGCGCCATAGCCCGCCGTGAAGCCGATTTCGATGCCCGCAAGCCGCGTTGCAGGCATGGGCCAGGCCTGCCCGCTTTTCACGGCGATGCGCGGGTGTTCGCCTGTCTCGGTTTCGTAGAAGCCGGGATCGAGCGGCAGCATCGCGCCGCTGAGGGCGGCCACCTTCACCGATGTCACCTCGGCCACCGGCGCGAGCGGAATGGCGATTGGGCCGAGGGGCCATTCGTCCAGCGTCAGGCGCCAGTTCTGCGCCACGAAGGCGCGGCGCGTTTCCGCTTCGAGCGTCGCGCGCGCGGCCGTCAGAAGCGCCGTCAGCAGCGCATCCTCCTCCGTCGCATCGAGCTTCAGGTGGGCCCGCGCTTCCGCGAGCGACACCGGCTCCTCTGCCGGCCCGGCAAGAAGTGTCAGGGTCATGATCTTTCTTTCATTCGTCCATTCATCATTGCGAGGAGCGAAGCGACGAAGCGATCCAGAGCGGCATGGGCAGCAATGGATTGCTTCGCCTCCTCGCAACATCGTGGCGACGACTAGTTCACCGGCTTCAGATGTGCCGAGCCGAGAAGAGCGAGCGCCGCAATGGGCGTGCCCTCCTCATGGTCGCCATCGAGAACGGCACCGATGCGCGTATAGCGCGCCGGGCCGGCATAGCCGATGCGATAGTCACGCATGCCCCGGTCCTCGCCATCGAGAAGAGCGAAGATGCCCGTCTCGTCCGGCGTGTCGCCCAGCACCTCATGCGCAGCCGTCACCGGCGTCCAAGACGCGCCGTCATCCGACGCCTCGATGATGCAGGCGATCGAGAGCTCTTCCGAGAGCTCGTCGCCGGCCGTGCCTATACAGACGATGTGCTCCACCGCCCCGAAGCCCCTGCAATCGACGGGTGCGCCGTAGCGCGTTTCCGTCGTCAGCTTCGGGTCCAGCGTCAGCACCGTCTTCAGGCCGCTATGCAGATCGCGCATCATGCCCCTCACGCCGAAAACTGGAGGAACTTGATCGCCTCGAAGTTCTGCACACCGCCGCCCACGCGCTTCGTCGTGTAGAAGAGCACGTAAGGCTTCGCGCTGTAGGGATCGCGCAGCACGCGCACGCCCAGCCGGTCGACGATCAGATAGCCGCGCTTGAAGTCGCCAAAGGCGATGGCGGGTGCATCCGCCGCAACGGAGGGCATGTCCTCGGCCTCCGTCACCGGATAGTTCAAGAGCGTCGGCGGCTGGCCGGCCGCGAGCGCGGGCTGCCAGAGATAGTTGCCATCGGTGTCCTTGAACTTTCGGATTGCGGCCTGCGTCGAGCGGTTCATGACGAAGCGGCCATTCGCGCGATAGCCCGCCTTCACCGCATAGATGAGGTCGATCAGCTTGTCGCCGGGGTTCGAGGTCGGGAATCCGCCCTCATTGCCGCTCGCGATGAAGCCGAGCTTGCCCCATTCCCAGTCGCCATCGGCCACGCGGTCATAGTCGAGGAAGCCACGCGGTTTCTTCACGCCGTCGCCGGTGACGAAGGCCGCCCCTTCCTGTTCGGCGAAGGCGGTCTGCACCTCTTCGGCGAGCCACTGATCGATATTCACCGCCGCATCGTCGAGCAGCGTCGGCGTTGCCGCGGGCATCGCATAAAGCTCCATCGCCGGAAACTCGATCTCGGCCAGCGCGGGCGAGGCCGTCTGCGGGCGCGCTTCCGTTTCACCGACCCAGCCCGTCTGCAAGCCGCCCTTCGAGAAGGGCTTCTTGTAGCTCGCCGTGCCGATCTGGCGGATGCCTGCAATGGCGCGGATGGGCGAAACTTCCGACACGATCCGGTCGATCATGCGCTCCGTCTCGCCCGGCACCAGGTAGCCGCCATCCGGGTCCGACTGGGCGGAAAGCGCCTTCGCCTCCAGCCCGCGCAGCTCATGCGCCTCGCCTTTGCGCACATAGCGCTCGAAAGCGCGCTTGTGTTCGCGCGCACCTGCGCCGCCTTCCGCCGCCCCGCCGATTTCCGGGCGGCGCGCGGCCAGCGTCAGCTCATCGAGCTTCTTCTTTTGCGTGTCGAGCGCGCGGTTGATGCGCTCCACCTTCTCTTCGGCCAGCACATCGGCGGTGAGCTTGCGCTCCAGTTCGCCGAGCCGTTCGTCATTGGCGGATTTGAAATCCTCGAAGGAGGTGAGGAACTCGTCCATGGCGTCGCGCACTTCATGCGCGCTTGCGGCCCGCATACCGTCGTTCTTCGTCTCGGGCGCGCGCGCCTCTTCCTTCAGCGACGCGCCGATGCGCGGCACGCCGTCGTTGAAATGCGACATGTGTCGTCTCCTGATCTGTGTTGATTGTGTCTTGAGTTCAGCTCGTGAAAAGGCGCGCCGCCGCACGAAGCGCGCGGGCGAGCGCCTGGTCGCCGCCTCCCGCCTCCCGCGGGACAGGCAGCGCCTTGAAGCCCCGCTGGACGATCGTGCGGGCCTCCGTCCGGCTGAACCCAGCGTCCTGCATGAGCCAGCGTTCGAATTCGCGTGTGGTCGGCCGCGCGCCCTGCTTCACCGCGCTCACCCGGGCCGAGGGCAGCATCGGGAAGGTCACGACCGAAATCTCCCAGAGGTCCACTTCGATGAGGCGGCGTGTGCCGTTCGCGCGGTCCGTCTCCGCCTTCACCACGTGATAGCCGATGGAGAGCCCGTCGACGGCGCCCGCCCGCATCAGCGCCAGTACCTCGCGGGCGCGCATGACATCGGTGAGCAATTGCCCGCGCACGAAGAGCCCGCGCGCATCCTCCTTGATCTCTTCCCAGGTGCCGATCACCTCGTTCGGCTCATGCTGATAGAGGAGCTTCACGCCGCGCGCGCCCCGCTTCAGGAGCGATTTCCGGAACGCGCCGGGCATCACCACGTCGCGGCCCAGATCCTCTGTCCCGAAAAGCGAGGCATAGCCCTCGAAGCTGCCATCCGCCTTTACTGCCTTCGCCTCGAAGCGCGCGGCCTTCCGCTCGCCCGCCATCTTCTCCACGGGTTCTCTCACTCGCTTCCTCCGTATGGGAATGTTTTCCGCGCAAAAAAAAGGGCGCCCGGAGGCGCCAGCTCAACCCACAATTGTCATCCCGGCACTTGTTGCCGGGACCCACTCGCCTTTCCACTTGCCGCAGCCGCCAATGGGCCCCGGGAATAAATCCCGGGGTGACACCTCATTTTGATTGAGTATGAACGCCTATCTCAGCCGCTCCTCGATCCTCCCCAGCGCCGCATTCGCCGCCTTCGTCTGCTCCTCCAGCCGCGCTGTGCGTTCCACGAGCTCGCCAATCCGCGCCGTCCGCGCTTCGAGCCCCGCGAGGCGTTCGTTCGCCGCGCCGGCCCAGAGAAGCGCCGCCGCCGACTGCATCAGGATCGCCAGGATCACCGCCAGCGGCACGCGCCGATCAATTGCCCATCGTTCCGGCGCCCACCGCTCTGACACCGGGCGCTCTGACACCGGGCGCTCTGACACCGGACGTTCTGGCGCCGACATGGCGTCCTCTTTCGTGTATGCTGCTTTTTTCATCGACCTTTTCCACGCGAAAGACCGGATTTCATGACGACCGACCTCTGGATGATCCTCATCATGGGCATGGCGCTGGCCTGCGGCCCCGTGCTCCTCGTCTGGCTCGAAGAGCGCACGCGCGCCCGTGGCGCTTCCGTGCCCTCCCTCGTCACCGTGAAGGGCTACAAGGTCACGCCGCACAGCGCCTTCAGTCTCATCATCGCAATCATGCTGATCTATATTTCCTGGCAGATGCGCGGCATCGGCATGGGTTTCGTCTTCATGGTGTTCGGCTTCGTCGACATCATCATCGCGGCGCAGAACATCAGGAAGTCGAAGGCCCTTCCGTCCTGATTTCTCTCGTCCGACCATAGCCCACCGCCTCGCGCTTTTCCGCGTCGCTGAGAAAATCCGCGCGGGCAACGCGCGCCCACAATGCGTCGCGGTCGGCTGACAGCGCGTCCACCTGGTCCGCGTCGTACCAGAGCCGCAGCTTCCCTTCGTAGCGGGCCCCGAGCCATTGCGTCAGCGCGCGCGCCGTGCGTCCTGCCAGCGGCAGCACGGTGCCGCGCCAGAAGGCCCGGTTCGCCTCGCGCAAATTCGCATAGGTGTTGTCGCCGGGAATGCCCAGCAGCATGGGCGGCACGCCGAAGGCCAGCGCGATCTCGCGCGCGGCAGCGTTTTTCGCCTCGATGAAATCCATGTCCTTGGGGGAAAGCCCCATGCTCGTCCAGTCGAGCCCGCCTTCAAGCAGCAGCGGCCGCCCGGCATTCGCCGCCCCCTGATAATTCTCGGCAAGCTCGCGCTTCAGCCGCTCGAACTGGTCCTCGCTCAGATTCGCGCCCGCCTCGCCGCCCTTGTAAACGAGCGCGCCGGAAGGCCGCGCCGCATTGTCGAGCAGCGACTTGTTCCAGCCGCCTGCCGCATTGTGAATGTCGATGGCGCAGGCAGCCGCTTCGAGCGGACTCTGCCCGTAATAATCGTCGAGCGGATTGAAAAGCCGCATATGCAGCACCGGGCTCCGTCCCCCGCAAGGGATTGTCACAACCCGTCCGTTGACGGAATACTCATAGGCTTCGGGCCAGCCTGCGCGCCCCGGCACCGCCTTCATGCGGTCCGGCCGCAACACATAAAGCTCGCGCGGCCCGCCATCGACCTCCACAAGCTCCATGTAGCTGTTGCCCGCCACCTGCAGAAAGCTGTACCAGCTCTCGAAGAGGTCCGCGCCCGACTGGCCTTCATTCGGCCGCTCGATGAGGTTCAGCAGCGGATGCTCGGAAAGCTCCCTGTCGCCATCGTAAAGCAGCCAGGGCAGGCTCGCAGCCGCTTCCGCGATCATGCGGACCGAGCGATAGGCGATGGCGTTGCGCCTGTAGCCTTCCTCTGCCAGCGCCGCATAGTCGCGCGGCGTCCAGACCGCGCGGCCCTGCATATGCAGCGCGATCACCGGCGCGACGCGGGACTGCTTTGCTTCAGGCGCGCGCGTGCGCACCCGCCGCATGAATGCGGCAAGCGGATTGGGCATGGGTCTTGTTCTCCGATTTGAATTCGTGTGGCGCTTCCTACCCTTCGCCTCCCCCTTGCGGGGAGGCGGGGAAATTCGCGGTCCCGCGAATTTCCCGGTGGGGGTTCCGGGCGGTGGCACAACCAATGAAGCCGGTTCGAATCCGTCAGGACACATCTTCTTCAGTAGTGGTCGGCGTCTTGTGAAGAGCCCCCCACCCGATCCGCTTCGCGGATCGACCTCCCCACGAGGGGGAGGTGAAGGGAAGAACGGCGTCCGGCCGATCCAAACTCCCTCTCACAACCGCCGCATCTTCGGCTCCCCGGCCTCGCCGGAGAGCATCAGTTCCGTCAGCGCCCAGAAGACGAACGCGCTGATCTGATTACAGGACTTTGAATTTTGAGGATTTCTAAAAACAAAAGCCCCACCGGAGCGGGGCTTAGTCAGGCGCGTTCGGCCGCAGCGCGTCGGATTTTGGCTACTCGATCGTTGACCTTATAGCCACGCGTGGAAGCAACCTCAGCCGCCTCGTCACACGCATTACGAAGCCCTTGCAGAAGCGATTTCTTCTCGGACTCGTTGAAGTAAGGCGTCCCCATCTCCGCTTGGCTGTTTTGCGCGCCAGCGGAGTAAAAAAACTCCTTCACTTTCTGTAAGACACTCTGTGTCATGTCCGATCTCCTTGCGCCAAATTTCATCAAGCGCTTCATCAAGATTGCTTTTAAGCATCTTGATGGTGCCATCAGCAATAGGAAACTGACTATCTTTACCATCATTACATGCCAACGTGGACACGGAAACAACAGTTCCACCATTCTCCACGATATAGCTTCGGAGCGCGGCTAGTGTGCCTCCGAAGTGACAAACATCGTCTACCAAGATGTAGGCACAATCGTGACGAACAGTTCCTTCAAACCTAGGCTGCCATATAAACCTTTGAAAATCCTTAAGTTTTGTCCGCCCAGGACGTGCAATTTGGATAACGTCGCGACAGACTTCTCCGCCAAGCTCCTGTGCCAGCCGTTCCGCATAGGCAAATGGAAGTGCGTTTGTAGGCCGCAGGGGGTCACTCAGCGGCACTCCAGAGTCCCATTCAGGGTGAGGCATTAGAACGCAGGGTTCCTTCGGGAAGTGAGCGTAATCATCAATAATGCGGTCAAGAGTTTGTACTGAAAAGACCTCATCGATTATTTCGAAGGCGCAATTTAAATGGCGCAATTCTACTTGAGTGTGGACAGCGCCTCGTCGATGAGGGCCTCGGGCGAGAAGCCCGGCCTTCGCAGCGCGCGTAGCCAGCCGAGATAGAGCGGCAGATGGCGGGTCGAGACGCCGCGCA